CGGGAAAACCCGCCAAACTCGCAATCGTCGTTCTCATGCGCAAACTGCTCGAAATGGCAAACGCTCTCGTTAAGGCAGACCGTGTCTGGGTCGAAAAACGCCCTTGATCAAGACGGATACTCGAGGGCCGCTGGCATGCCGTGGGCGGGGCGAAGGGACAGCCGACCTGCCTTCTTGGGGTCGGCGATCGCACCGTCTGCCTCGCGCGCGCCGACGACTGGCTGAACGCCCACGAGAGCGACGAGAGCGCCTTCAAGTCGAAGCGCTGGCTGAGCCAGGCGCCGACGGAGAAACAGCTGCAATACCTCTCGCCCGAACAGCAGCAGGATTACGGGCTCACCCGCTACCGCGCCTCTGCGCTGATCACCTTCCAGTTCCACCGGCGCGACATCCGGCGTCTCGTCATGTCGGCCGCGCCCGAGCGGAGGGCGGCGTGAACCATGTCGCGCAAATCCCATCCCCGCCCGCAGCGGCTGCGGATCGACCGGGCCGTGATCGCCTCTGGCATCCGCGCCCGGTCCTCTGCGCCGTCTGCACAGCGCGCACCCGAGGCTTCGGCTGGTTCGATCCCCACCGGCCGCGGCCCCACCGCACCCGCCGCTGGTTCTGCTCCATGGGCTGCCAGGCGGCCTTCACCCGCAAAGCGAAAAGAGGACTGAGCATGGTCGATTTCACCGAAGAAGAAACCCAGGCGCTGCCCGCCGTCATGCGCGCGCTTGCCCCCGAGATGGAGCGCATCGGCTGGGACCGGCCGCTGGGACAGCTGACGCGGAACGACATGCATCGGCTGATCGTCACCGCCATCGAAGCCTTCCGCGCCGAGATGGCCGAGATCGCCAGCCAGTCGGAGATCCCGTTCTGATGCTGGACTTCAACAAGCGTCCATCCATGGCCGAGCGGATCAATGCAGCCATCGACGCCGCGCTCGAAGCCGAACGCGCGGCAACTCCGTCGCGCGACTATCTCGGCGCGTCCCGGCTTGGGCACGCCTGTGAGCGGGCGCTGCAGTTCGAATTCGCGGGCGCTCCGAAGGACGAGGGCCAGGACTTCAGCGGCCAGTCGCTGCGCATCTTCGCCATCGGCCATGCGCTCGAGGATCTGGCGGTCGCCTGGCTGCGCGGCGCGGGCTTCGACCTCTACACCCGCAAGGGCAACCGGCCAGATGGCGGCCAGTTCGGCTTCTCGGTCGCGGGCGGACGCATCCGCGGCCATGTCGACGGGATCGTCGCCGAGGCCCCAGCGGCGCTTGGACTGCGCACCCCGGCGCTATGGGAATGCAAGACGATGAACGCGAAGAACTGGCGCGAGACGGTGGCCAAGGGCGTGACCGCCGCAAAGCCGGTCTATGCCGCGCAGATCGCGCTCTACCAGGCCTACATGGAAGCGACGGTACCGGGCATTAGCGCGAACCCCGCGCTCTTCACCGCGATCAACAAGGACACGGCCGAGCTGCACCACGAGCAGGTCGCCTTCGATGCCGACCTCGCGCAGCGCATGTCGGATCGGGGCGTGCGGATCCTGCGCGCGACCGATGCCGGCGAGCTGCTGCCGCGCATCGCTGCCAATCGCGACTTCTTCGAATGCCGGTTCTGCCCGTGGGCCGAGCGCTGCTGGGGTCTGCCGGCATGAGCGACGACAACATCATCCACTTCAACCCCTGGCGCGATTTCAACGACGCAGCATCCCTGGCCGATCCCTTCGCGGTCGAACCGGACGCGGGCCAGATCGCGCGCTTCGTCGACGTGGTCTTCGGCTATTGCGACGGGCTGATCCCGGTTCGCGGTTTCGTCGACAAGGGTCAGGGCAAGGACGGCCGACCGCATAACATCTGGATCGACGCGGACGCCACCGCGCCCGAGAAGCTCGGCACCTTCGCGGGCTGGGCCGCGCGCGAGGGGGCTGCGGTCTACGTCATCCCCGGCACCGTCGCGGAAACGGGCCAGGCCCGCGCCGCGGACGTTCTGCAAATGCAGAGCCTCGTGGTCGATCTCGACTCGGGCGACATCCCGGCCAAGCTCGATCATCTCGTCCACCATCTCGGCCGGCCGACCCTGATCGTCGAGAGCGGCGGGCGCACGCCTGAGGGCGCGACCAAGCTCCATGTCTGGTGGAAACTGACTGAGCCCGCGGAGGGGGCGGACCTCGCCCGGCTCTGCCTGCTGCGCGGCGAGATCGCGCTGAAGGTGGGCGGCGACACGCATTTCCGTTCGGCCCACCAGCCGATCCGCGTGCCCGGCACGGTCTATCACAAGGGCGGGCTCACCCGGCTTGTGCAGATCCGCGAGGCGACAGAGCTCGAGGTCGATCTCGCCGAGATGGCCGAGCGCGTCGCCGACATGCCGCCCATGCCCGGCGTCGGCATGGCGACGGCCGAGCCCCGCGAGAAACCCGCCATAGGCGATGTGCTGGTGACCCCGGTGCACGAGGGCGGCGCGGACGAGTGGTCCCGCTTCGAGGGCGCCTCGGCCGCCATCGGCTATTTCCTGCGTCTCGTCCACGAGGGCCGGATGTCGATGGACGAGGGCTGGACGGCGATCTGCGGCTACAACGCCGCGATGCTGCGCCCCTCCTGGCCGCTCGACCGGCTGAAGCGCGAAACCAACCGCCTGTGGGAGTTGCATATCAAGCGGCACGGGCCGCCGCTGATCCGCCTCGACAGCGCGGCGCCTGCTCAGACCGAGCTGCCCACCTTCACGCTGGGCGCCTTGCTCGATGACACCAGCCCGATGCCAGATGACATCATCGGCCCGCGCGTGCTGACGCCGGGCGGGCTTCTGGTGCTGGGCGGCGCGCCCAAGGTGGGCAAGAGCGATCTGCTGATCGCATTGCTCGTGCACATGGCGGCGGGCGTGCCCTTCCTTGGCTTCACGCCGCCGCGGCCGCTCCGGATCTTCTACCTGCAGGCCGAGATCCAGTACCACTACCTGCGCGAACGCCTGCAACAGATCGGCCTGCCGCCCGAGCTGATCGCCGCCGCGCGCGACAACCTGATCGTCACGCCGAAACTGCGGATGCTGCTCGTTGCCGAGGGCAGCGCCCGCGTGGCCGAGGCGATCAGGGCCGCGTTCCCCGACGCGCCGCTCGACATCCTCTGCATCGACCCGATCCGCAATCTCTTCGACGGTGGGCCCGATGGCGGCGGCGAAAACGACAACGCCGCGATGATGTTCTTCCTCAAGGACCGGGTCGAGGTGCTGCGCGACCACGTCAATCCGGACTGCGGCGTGATCCTGGTCCACCACACCAAGAAGCTGTCGAAGCACCAGGTGAAGGAGGACCCGTTCCTTGCCCTCTCCGGCGCCAGCGCGCTCAGGGGTTTCTATACCACCGGCCTGATCCTGCACCGGCCGGAGGAGGATTCGACCCAACGCCGCCTCGAGATCGAGCTGCGCAATGGCCCGGCACTACCCGCCAAGCTCGTGGACAAGGTCAGGGGCACATGGGTCGAGATCAATCCGATGAACGAGCGACTTGTGCGCTCCGAAGTCGGCGCGAAGCATGACGCCGAGCGCGATCGCAAGCGGGACGTGATCCTCTCGATCCTGATCGAGGAGGCGGCCGAGGGGCGGCTCTACACCATCAACCGGTTCGCTGAGGCCTTCGAGAACAAGGGCGGTCTGGGCGGCAAGGACACGATCCGCGACCGGATCGCCGTGCAGGCTACCAAGGGCGCCATCAAGTTCATCCGCGACGGCGCGCCCTATGGGCTTGGGCCTTCGCGGTCGCGCTTCGGATACCTCTGCGTCGAGGGCATGGTCATGCCCACGGACGGCGAGGAGGTCGATCCGGCGACCGGCGAGGTCACCCCCGCCAGCATCGCAGTGCTGCCCACCCACTACAAATCGCCGCAGACCGGGGCGCTGCTCGAGGTCGAAAACCCTCAGGTCTGGGTCTACCCAGAGGGGGAACGGCCATGATCGCCCCCGCAGATCGCTTCGCGCAGAATTGCGCAGGAGCCAGTTTCACCCAGATGCGGGGCCTTGCCGAAACTGCCTCGCCATCGTTTCGCGGACTCCCGCAAACGTCCGCTGGGACCAGTTTCGGCCCGCTTCCGAAACTGCCCCTTCAGGATTGCGCTCGGACCGCAACCGCTACGCTGCACCCAGTTTCGGGCGAGTCAGGCGAAAGCACCCTCCCGAAACTGGAATTCCCTTTACCTGTCAGTGTGTTGCTGCGGTTTTCCAGTTTAGGGGGTGAAACCACCCCCTACGGGGGTGGGGGAGAACGCCGCAGGCGGGTTCTCCCACGCCCACCCCCAGGGGTTTCGCGCGCGAGGCCTGCCCACGCACCAATCTTCCGATCCGACGACGGCGGCCCCGTACCGCCAAGCACCAGACCGCCGTCGTCTTCCACCCGAGCAGCCAACCAGAAGAGGAGACCACCCATGGCTGACCTGACTCTCGCCACACACCGCCGCGAGGCAATCCCCGATCTGCCGCCTGCCGTCCGGGCCAACCGCGCAATGCTGGCGCTGGATCTCGGCACCGCCACGGGATGGGCGCTGCACGGCATCGACGGGCTGATCACCTCCGGCACGGTGTCCTTCCGCCCCGGCCGCTTCGACGGTGGCGGCATGCGCTACCTGCGCTTCACCAACTGGCTGACCGAGATCGACCGTCTGTCCGGGCCGGTCGCGGCGATCTGGTTCGAGGAGGTCCGTCGCCACGCCGCGACCGACGCGGCCCATGTCTATGGCGGGCTGATGGCCACGCTGACCGCATGGGCCGAACTGCGCGGTATCCCCTACGAGGGCGTCCCGGTCGGCACGATCAAGCGCCACGCTACCGGCAAGGGCAACGCTCCCAAGGAGGCGATGATTGCCGCGGCCCGCGCCCGCGGCTTCAGCCCCGCCGACGACAACGAGGCCGACGCCATCGCCATCCTGCTCTGGGCGCTGGAGACCAAGGGGGGCCTGCAATGAGGCGGTTTCCCCGTGGCTATGGCGGCGATCGCCGCAGCCCCGAACAGGTCAAGCGCGACGGCTGGAAGGAGCAACGCGTGTTCGCAGTTTCCCTTGACGACCAGAGACTTACTTGGCCTGAGCGGGAGCTGGTGCGGCAACTCGGCGAGCGTCTCTACGGCGCGCGCCCAATGGAACGAGAGGTGCGGAAATGACCCACTGGACACCAGCCGACGTGGAGGCGCGGCTCGCCGAGGCGGGGATGATCCTGCGCCGTCTCCCCGAGCCCCGGCGCAACGGATACTTCAGCACATGGCCCGAGATCGTCCACGGGTTCGCCGACAAGGTGGGCCAGGAGCCGAAGCCCATGCGCGTCTCGCCCTCGCCGCGGGACATCGCGCGGATGGAGGAGACGCTGACCTGGACGAACTGCCTCGAACCCGTCGACGGCAAGATCGTCTGGATGAAGGCACATGGCGAACGCTGGAAGAACATTTGCTGGCACGTCGGGCTTTGCCACGCCGCCGCGAACCAGCACTGGCAGTACGGTCTGTCGCTGATCGCGCTCAACCTCAACAGGCAGCCCTTCAACCGAAAACTGCCGATCCTCGAAATCATCAAGCTGGCGCGCAGCCTGTAGGAAAGTCTCTTGTAGAGGGTTTTCGCGCAGACAAAAACGCCTCTCCCGGGCTAGAAAGTGGATATGCTCGGGAGAGGCGCGCGCGGCGCAGCCCCGAACGAAACCATCCTTTCGTTGGCGAGAGTCGTTGCAAAAGGAAAGGCGCTGATCCTTTCCTTGCGGGCCGCTGTCCGCCCCGCCCCCCCCTCAGACGACTTCGCGGTTCCTTCTGTGCGACATTTGTATGCTGGCGGGCGAAGCGCGGGACATCGCCAGCGACAGGGCCGGATTTTTGGGAAGCCACGCGGAAGCCAGACCCGCCTGAACCCGCCTGAAACACCGCAAAATCAAACCCTTGATGCTGGACACCCTAGCGGCCACTGGACCCCGCTTGGAGTCCAGTCTGGACACCGGGGTCCGGAAGCCATGGGTATCCACCCTGATCCGAGGAATGACCCGACGATGACGCTGAGCTTTGCCCCGGATCGGATCGAGATGTGGCCGCTGGCCAAGCTGCAGCCCTACGCGAAGAACGCGAAGGCGCACGGGCCGGACCAGGTCGCGAAGATCGCCGCCAGCATGGCCGAATTCGGTTGGACCGTGCCCTGCCTTGTAGCAGAGGACGGTGAGTTGATCGCCGGGCATGGCCGGGTGCTCGCCGCCACGCAGCTGGGGCTGACCGAGGCCCCAGTGATCGTGCTCGGGCATCTGACCGAGGCGCAGCGGCGGGCGTACCGCATCGCGGACAACAAGCTGACCGAACTCGGCACCTGGGACGAGGCGCTACTGTCGGCGGAGCTGAACGATCTGCTGGCCGAGGATTTCGACCTGTCGCTGGTCGGATTCTCGGACGGCGAGCTCGACAAGCTGCTGGCGTTCGTGCCGGAGGGCGAAGGCGACGAAGGGAGTGGTGGTGCCAGCGTGCCGCCGGTGACCATCCCCGAACCTCCGCGCAATCCGGCGTCGCGGGCGGGCGATCTCTGGATCCTCGGCGACCATCGGCTGCTGTGTGGTGACAGCACGAAACACGACGACGTGCGACGCCTGATGAACGGCGAGCGCGCCGTGCTGTTCGCCACCGACCCGCCCTATCTCGTCGATTACGACGGCTCGAACCATCCGACGCGGAATAAAGACTGGTCGGCTTCCTACGGGACGACCTGGGACGACAGTTCGCAGGGCGCCGAACTCTACGACGGGTTCATCGCCGCCGCTGTTGCTGAGGCGATCACCGAGGACGCCGCCTGGTATTGCTGGCATGCCTCGCGTCGCCAGGCGATGCTGGAGGCCTGCTGGGAAAAGGCCGGCGCCTTCGTGCACCAGCAGATCATCTGGGTGAAGGACCGCGGGGTTCTGACCCGCTCCCACTACCTCTGGAAGCACGAGCCCTGCTTCATGGGCTGGCGCCGCCCGAACCGACCGCCGAAGGTCGCTGAGCAGACGCTGCCCTCGACCTGGGAAATGCCGTCCTTCGTCAGGGACGAGCGCCCCGACCACCCGACGCCGAAACCGCTCGACGCCTTCGGCATCCCGATGCGCCAGCACGTCGCCCGTGGCGGGCTCTGCTACGAGCCGTTCTCGGGCTCCGGCTCGCAGATCATGGCGGGCGAGGCCAACGGCCGCCGTGTGTTCGCCATGGAAATCAGCCCGGCCTATGTCGATGTCGCCGTTGAACGCTGGCAGGCCGACACCGGCCGTGACGCGATCCTCGACGGCGACGGCCGGACCTTCGCGACCGTAAGGGCCGAGCGTCTGGGCGACAGCGTCGAAGCCCCCGCCGATGTTCCGGACGGCGACGTCGCTCCGGTCACGGACGCCGCCCCCGAACCCGCGCGCAAGCGCCAGACCGCCGCGTGACATGCATGACCTGGCTTTACCTTCCACCGGAGACGCTTCCGGGGCCGGAGACGCATGCCTCTTCGGCCTCTCCCTCTGCTCCGGCGCGGGCGGGCTTGACCTCGGGCTCGCCATCGCCGTCCCCCGATATCGTGCTGTGGGCCATGTCGAACGGGAAACCTTCGCCGCAGCCACTCTCGTGGCGCGGATGGAAGACGCGTCCCTGGATCAGGCTGTTGTCTGGGACGATGTTGCCACCTTCGACGGCCGCCCGTGGCGCGGCGCGGTGGACATCGTCACTGCGGGCTATCCGTGCCAGCCGTTCTCCGTCGCGGGCAAGCGCCGGGGTGCGGACGACCCGCGCCACCTCTGGCCAC